AGTAGGTTAAGAACTTCGAAACTTCTGTAGTAAGGATTCGTATTTGCAGTAGCAAGACCTGAAGCAGGTGCTGAACCGACAAATGGATTACTTACCATTCCGTATCTAGTTTTGAAACCAATCTTAGGTTGGAAAGTGTTCTCTCCAACTGCACGAACCATCTGTAAAGGAACGTAAGGACAATAAAATAGTCCAGCGTCGAATGGGTTTGAACCCCTAAATCCGACTGTTACATACCCTTCACCAGCTGTTACACCAGTAGGTCTTGTAGACACACTGAGGTAATATGGATCGATGTAAACTTTTGTGCGCCCATTAAGGACACCAGCAAAAGTATTTCCAGTGTCATCAACATTTAAATTAGTTGATAATGCCGGAGCATAGTCTAACACACCAGCCATTGCAAGTGCAGATGCTACGTCACTTGAACACAGAATAAAGTTACCTTTACCCCTACGTGTTTGTCGTGCAATAACATTAGCATTTCTTTCAATTTGGAACATTAAACCTTTAAATTTTTCAACAGACCAACGACCAGATGAGTCAACATCTAGGTTGAATTGTCCGTTTACAGAAGTACCTGTAAGGTTAGCTTCTGAAGCAAGACCTTCAATCTTAGCTTGTGCGTTAACTGTACGAACAACTTCGCGGTTGATTTCCGTAAGGATTTCACCCGAAAGGATGTTTGCTAATTCAGTTTCGGCATCAAGGCCATGAATTGCTTTAAGATCTTGTGCAAGCTCAATAGTGTACTCTGCTTTTAGCGCTCTGCTTTTCGCGGTAACTGTGGCTTTTTCAATGGTAAATGACATTTCAGCGATTGAAGAATCGATTTCTGCAACTGCTGTGGTATCACCAGTACCAGTAGTGTAACCTGTTTGAACTGCTGTATTAGCTGAACCAGACTGAAATGGGTCTGTTCCTGCATGTGTACCTGCGGCTGAATAATCAGTATCAGCTTCGTTGAACATAGCTTCTGTTCTAGCGACGGCTGAACTGTCGTCTACATATCTTGCCTTCATTGCGAAGATAAGACCTGTAGGACCAGTCATGGGTTGCACACCAGCAATATCATAAGCTATCAAGTTGGGCATTGCCCTACGTACTAAAGAAATAAGAATTGGATCCCAGTTAGACGCTGTAGCTGAAAAGCCGCCAGGCGTTCCTGCAACAGTACCTTGACCATCACCAAAAGCTTCTCCCAAAGCTTGTTTTTCTTCTCTAATAGCTCTTTCTTGGTTTTCCAAGATTACAGAGGTTACGGACCGTTTGTAAGGATCATCGATTTTTGGTAAATCTGGATGTTCCAATACCGGCTGCCATTTTTCCTGTAATGATTCTGACATAAACATTTTGTTTATCTCTCCCTATTAAATACTAAACTATTCTTCTAGTTTAGCAAATTTACTAATTGCGGCAGTGTAAGCAGACATCGGACCCGTTGTTTCAACATCGGGGGCCGTAAAGTCAGCATCACTATTTGCCACATTTACATCGTCAGAGACAGCTTCAATCTTCTTACCTGTGAAATATGCTTCTTTCAATGTAGAAACCTTCTCTTGGAATTTTTCTTCATTTTCGAAGTCTACATCTTCGGTAAGCTCTTTAAGCTTCTCGACTTCACTATCAGCTAGACCATTACCGGCCTCTCTGACAATTTTTTCACGTTTCAGTTCTTCAACCATTTGACTCATTGTAATGTTACTTGCAACTTCCTCATTTAGTTTATCTTCCATAGAATCAAGTCTTCCTGCTAGTTCTTCAACTACATCAAACTTGTCTTCTGGTACTTCAACGTAATGTTCTTCAAACAGATCTTTCAATCCGTTGATGAAACCTTCTGTGAGTTCGGATTTTAATCCTCTCTCAATAGCTAATTCGTTTTCTTCAACCCAACTTTCAGCTACATAGCCAAGATAAGAATCAACCTTAGTGGTTAAGTCTTCTTTGATTTCTTCGATAGCTTCTTTAGTAGTTTCTTCATACTTAGATTCTATCTCATCAATCTGTTCTTTAACTTTTGTAGATACAGCGGCTTCGAAAATCGTTTTAGCTTTTGTTTTGAATTCTTCTGATAAATCTTCATCAGCGACAAGAGCTTCTATGTCATCAGACATGTCAACTTCATAGGATTCTTTCTTAGATTCAGATTCCTCTTCATCATCGTCTTCATCCTCGTCATCTTCATCTTCATCTTCAGATTTAGAAGCTTTCTTAGATTCAGATGTTTCTTCTTCATCATCATCTTCGTCTTCGTCATCTTCATCATCTTGTTCCATGAAATTTCGGATTTCTGTGACTGTTTTATCTTTCAAAGACTCTACTACCTTTCTAATCAAGGCATTTCGACTTAGTGATTCTGAAGTTTCTTCTTCGTCATCATCATCTTCGTCTTCGTCATCCCCATTCAATTCTTTAACGATTGATTGGAGTTGTTTAACGTCCTTTTCTTTTAAAGATGCTACAGCAGCTTTTAACAAATCAGCTTTAGACATTTCTTGCAGTTCAGGAGTT